TGGCATTCAGGCTTTTCCCAGTTTGCTGGGTCTTGGCATTCATAACGGTACTTACCGTCATAGCCACAACTTGCTAAAAGAAGTGCCGAAATAAATAGAAATCTTTTCATTTCTTTTCCTTATCCATGTGCCAATCAATGTGGGTGTTTAAGCGACCAGCCACTGCGTCAATACCGCTACGAACTTTGCGAAGTTCGGACATTACGTTTGCGTGGTCTTGACGATTTTCTACTCTGAAATTTTTGAATTCCCTTATAAGAAAACCGACCCCAGTTCCAACTAAGGGTATAGCAGCCGCAATGATGATCGCCCATGAGTCTGTCATAGATCACTCAGGAATCAATGGGACGCTTGTACTTTTTGTTGTAGGACGTACGGATACTGGAGTGCTACCAAATCGTGTTGCCAAGTTGCGGTTAATTTGATTAATTCTAGGTGCGCCCATACCAAAGTAAACTTGCTTACTACGGTCAGGAACTTCAATGTCACGAACAAAGCCATGACTATCAGGCATTGATCCAACCTCTGGGTTAGTTGGAACTTTGTAGCGAAGTGCAACAATTCCACCAATCTGTGGGTCATGCACTCGCTGGTCGTGTAGGTCACCTACAGAAACTCGTCTTGCGGCTTTACCACGACCAACTGTTTCTTTAACTACAGGAAGATCAACGCTGTCACCACGCTTATCGGTGATACGCATTTCGTCAGGAAATTCAAAACCTTTGCTTGGTGTGTAGAACGGTGCTGCCATGTTTCCACCAGCCTCAGTAATTTGTCGAATACGACCAGCCGTTGTATTTTCACTCAAACTATGAATGCGGTAGTAGTTCTTGAATGGGCTTGCAGTTTCTTGTGGAAGAACATCACGAGTTCCATGCTTTGTGTATTCACTAAATGTTGTGCGTGGGTGACCACCAATGAGAACAGCGCCTGCTGGAAGTCTGTCAAAGTCAATGTCTGAAGTTCCATTCAAACGAACAATTGATTGCTTATCCATTCTCCGTGCCAGTGCTTCATGTCGAGCAATAGAGTGGTTCAAAAGACCCAAGTACTTTTCTGGCTCTTGAACCAAGAAGTTGGTTCGTACGTGTGGGGCATGTCCTACGCCAGGGATTTTTCCCATGCGACCAGACTCACGAAGACATACTGCGCTACAGCCTTTTGTTTCTGAACCACAAGTGTTGCACAAACCAGACGAGTCAGATGGGTCAAGATATTGGATTGCTTGCAAAGATCGTTGTACTTTACGCAAACCAGATGTGCTGTTGTGTTCCAACTTAGCACTGTCCATTGTCAAAAGAAATGGGTTTTGTCCACCAAATGTTCCAGGGGTACGGCGGTTTTCAGTTCCAGTTGAAATCTTTCTAAACGCTTCTTGCGCTTCAGGAAGACCACCCTTTGGGTCGCTGTAATACTCAACCGCTTCAGGTGATGCTTCACTAAGAATGTCAAATGCTTTTTTAGCCATATCTGTCTCCTATTGTCCGAAGTCGTTTTCGTCTTTACGACCCTTGTTTACGTGAATAGCCCTGCGGCGAAGATCGGTTTCTTTAACCAAGCGACCTTCCTCTTCAGGACGTGGTGCATCTTTAATCTTTTTATCAAGCATTGGCTTTCCTTCACCAAATGCCGCATCAATTGGATCTTCACCTGGGATTGGTCGACTGAACTGCTCTTGTTGCAATGCAGTTGCTGCTTGTAAATCACGCTCAACAGAAAAACCAGTTGGTTGATAAACATTTACTCCGTTTGAACTTCTTAAAAAAGAAGAAAGAACAAACGGGTTACGATGACCACGTTCTTTTGGCGGTGGGGCAACTTGATACGAACTATAGAAAGCACCAGCACGGCTCATTAAACTTGGGGAGTATTGACCCATTGGGCCAAGTCCCCAAGATTGGGCGATACCTTCTCTTAGATCGTCAGTTGTTGTCAGGGCATACGGCGAAGAAGGATTACCTACTTCACTGCTTTCTGCGCCAGCGTCAACGCCTTCTGCGCCACCGCCAGATTCCATAATCAGTCAAATACAACCGTTGGGTTCGGGCGGTTCATGTGACCACCCGAGTTGTACGAATATTCAAACTGTGGCATGTCATCGCCTGCCATTGCACCTTCAACGAATTCTGAAAGTACCGATGGGGCTTCAATCCATGATGCTGAACCAACATGAGCACGTTCACGCATGGTGTCTGCTGCATGCTTGTAGAACATCTCTGGGTTGTTCTGGTTCATTCGCATAGGCGATGGTGCGGTGTCCTCATATGCTCCACGACCAAAGTCGTTTGGAACGTCAGTGTCGGTTGCGACACCTTCTTCAAAGCGAAGAGGTCCTTTGTTGCCTGGGATACTTGGGGCCATGTTGCGCTCGAAAACGGTTACATCCCGTTCAGGGAACATAGGCGATGGTGCTACTGTCATTGTTGACTCCTCAATAAATAGGGGTGTCCATAGAATACCATTAATTGAAAAATGGGTTTTCTCCAACGGTTATAGTTGGCATTACATCCTGAACGGTCATTGCACATGCGATTGCCAATGAGTCTGCATAGTCGTCAAACGCACCCTTTTCATTAGGTGCTTCAGCCAACATATACGGCCCACGGTAAACCTTTTCAAGGTCATTCATTTGCTGATTAAACCGTTTCCATGAACGGGTACGGCGAGCCTTAGAGTGTCCTGGGATCACTAATTGCTCACGCTGGATCAATTCTGTTAGGTGTACCCATCGCTCATTTTGTGCTTTTGAGTCAGAACTAATTGGGATAACTTCAATTTCTGGAAGTAGAATCTTTAGTCGTTCCGCTACAGCGCCACCAACACCCTGTGCGTCAACCCCGATACGTAGAACATCGTAGTTTCGCAAGAAGTCAATTATGTGGAAGTACTGAGATTCCCATTCTTCGTTGTTAATTTCCAACCAGTTTAGGATGCGGTGTTCAAAGAAACCAAAAGGATCTGGATGATCCCAGTCAACCCAGCAGACGGTCACTACCGTAGAGTCGTTAGATCGAGCAACGTCAATACCGACCACCACAGGTGTACGCCACCACTGTTTGACCAACGGCATAGACGGGTCGTACAGTCTTTCTAGGCGCTCCTCAGTAACAAACATTCCCTTTTCCAACATCCATCGGTTGCAATAGGACATTTGGAATTCGTCAGAATCTTCTCCAATGCGGAGTTTTTCTTTAGCAATAAACTTTCCGTAGTTAGAGTTGTACTTAGAAGCGACCCTGTGGTCGTACTCAAAATGACATTCTCGTAATGTCCTCCTTGCTTGGGTAGCACGGCGCTTGTTGTATTGGATCATCTTATAGAAGTAAGACTTTGTACGGGAAGCCGTTCCAGTAAGCATGATGCTTCCGTTGTTAAACGCCAACATTGGCTTGATTGACTTCGTAATCATAAACTCATCGGCTTCCTGAGCCTCGTCAATAAGCACAAAGTGATACGTCTTTGATTCAATCTTTGCTTTTGGGTTACAAGTCTGCATTCGGCATAAAGAACCAGAGCGCTTCATGGTGATGATTTTTCCCTTACCACGAGTACCACCAGAGGTTGCTTTGTCATCAATCTCTGGATCAAGCAAGAAATCCATAGCATGTTCGCTTGTTAGCCGACTTACGATGCGACCAAACACTGTGTCTGCTTGGTCTTCAGTTGGGGCAAACACACCAACCCAAAATCCTTTTTCAAACTTAGACAGCCATGTTGGGTAGACCTTAGCCAACTTAGGAAGGATAACCATCTGTGCTGCAAGAACATTGGAAAGAACTTCAGACTTACCAGACTGACGAGTTGCAATTAGTGTTAGTTCTTCACCGTCACCCAAAACAATAGATTCAATAATTCGGTATGCAATAGGGATTTGGTACGGGAACAACTCAACATTACAGAACTGTTCAGTAAATAAAACAAGTTTAGTAACCAACTGGTCGACAAATTCAGCCGAGGTTTCGTCAAGTTCCTCAACTAAATCTTCGGGTAGTAACTCTTGTTCTTGATCGTATAGGGTATCCGACATACCCTATAAGCCTACCTCACTTTAGAAAAGTGATAGTTGGTCAGGGTTGTTTGGGGCGTACATACGGCGATTGGCTTCCACTTCTTCCACAAACTTTTCTACTTGGATTAAGAAATCGTACAAATCTTCGGTATCTGCTACCAGTCGATAGTCAATTCTTTTCAACAATCCGTTGTGGGGGTACGCCTGAACCCGTAGGGCTATATCTTTAATTAGCCCAATAGTCTTGTCCATTTTAATTTCTTCTGGTGCTCTCATTGTTTTCTGCTTTCTAACTCTGCCCAAATTATTTGTAATGCCTCCACACAATCACGAACTTCGCTTGGGGGAGTATTCTTATACCGCCAGCCGTCATAGGCTGCACCAAGAGACATTATTGTGTTATCCATAGTTATGTACAAGGTTGCTGTGTCCAATTTTGCAGCCCGTTGTTGTGCTTTACTTGGAGGAATTGGTTCTTTGGTGTCTTCTTTTTTAAATATTCCTAGTGCCACTGTTTAATCTCCTCTATTGTGGTGCTCATCTCACGACCACCAAGGGCAAATAATAGCCCTTCTTTTTCACTTTTTATTTCGTTCTTTTTGCATAACCCAAATTGAAATAGGTATTTACCAAATCTCAATTGTGGTCCTTTACCCTTACGCCAGTACCCACCAAGTTCTTGACATGTACCCATAGCAATATACGGGATATTAGGCGTACCTGTATTACGAGCAATCCAATAAAAGAACCAAAATCCACGAACCTTATTCATGGGTTTAGATACTAGTCGTTATCCTGACCCCACTCAAGACGTAGTTGCTCAAAAGCAGTATTTCTTTGTGGTGGGTTTATTTCAGAAACTT